GGGTACATCGCAACCACAAAACCCTTCGCCCTTCATTATTAAACGTGAAGTGGCGAAGGACATTTTTCAGCTCAACTTAATTCAACTCAAATAAAACCAACGCACCTATTATGGACAACAGACACCACAAAGCACAAAATGAATGGCAAGAAGCCACCGACCGTTGGGTTGAGTTGACTCTTGAGAAGTATTGCAAACGAGACGTCAATGACCTCACCCAAGTCTTTATGCGTGGCCCATTCGCTGGCTGGAGCGAGCATATGGTTCTGGAATTAGCAATGAAGCTGGATGAATCAAACACAAACTTACCGAGACACAGCAATGACTACTGGTCTAAGCGGGGGCGTGATGCCAATGGCAACCAGACTTACTACGAGAACAGTGATGGCCTTGGTCAGGTGGGAGCGTAATATATTATGAGTTACGAAGGTAACTGAACATTACTACCCATATATTATGAGTTACGAAGGTAACTGAACATTACTACCCATATATTATGAGTTACATCAATTAAGCGGTGACAAATCAGTGACAAACTTTGTCAAAACAGGTGAAACAAAGGCAAGTAGTAGGTGACAATGTTTTATAAATAGTGTTTAATATCAATACGTTGACACCGTTTCAAATAAAGTTACGATATTTACCAACGCATCACATCTGTTATTTTTGTCACCACACGTTGTTAAGTTACTGTTTAATAAGCACATAAACTCAAGCACTTATCCGTTTTACTTTTAATCTCTTTATTGCCTCGGTGACAAATCACTGACAAACTTTCCTTATGAGCACACTACACCAGAGCGAACTTAACGAAGACATGACCACCCTTGGTGCTGGTAGATACCGAGCTAAGGTTGAGTCAGCAAAGTCCCGTGAAGCGGAACTACAGACACCATACGGACAGCGGTTAATGAGAGCAGGACTACCTGCACTTAATAAAGCAATCATCGACTGGCAGAAGAGTCTCACGAAGATATGTAATAAAGCCCGATTCCAACTCGATTCGCAAGACCTCGACCCAAAGGTACTGAGCTACATTAGCATCAAAGCTTTGTTAGACTGCATCACGCAGCGTAAAGCACTATCATCAATCGCCGTGTTTCTAGGAGCACGTGTCGAGGATGAGCTACGCTGTAAGTTCCTTGTGGCTAACAACGAAGCCAAAGGTAAGGGCATCATCCTTGGGGCAGTCCGTCGTAAAGGAACTGCTGCTAAGGTTCGCCACGTGCGCTCCTCAATGAAGAACGAAACTGAAAAAGGTTTGATGGATGCTTGGGAGTCTTGGTCTCACCGAGATAAGTTAAACCTTGGTCTCCAGATGACGGAGCTGGTTCGTGTTTCCACTAACCTAATTGAGTACACCTACATTCTTGAGAAGAGACGTAAGCGTCCTACTCGTTACGTAAACGCTACTGCTAAAACCTTACAATGGATTGAGGAATTTAATGACCATAGAGAGTTTATTGAGCCGTTCTGGTTGCCCACTGTCGAGCTTCCCGCAAGCTGGACGAATATCTGGGACGGAGGGTATGACCGAGAGCACACCTACCTACCAAAGGTTCCTTTCATTAAAACAAATAACATGGATTACCTTCGGTCTATCGAAGGTTCTCTCCCTGAACCAATGGAAGCAACTAACCTAGTTCAGCAAACTCCGTGGACTATTAACCCCGTAGTCCTCGAAGTGATGGAGTGGTGTTGGGAAAATAATGTCATTGTGGACGGGCTTCCCTCCCGTGAGCAGGAAGACCTCCCTCCTGTCCCCATTGACTTTAAAGAAAACAAAGAGTCCAACACGCTCTGGCGGCGGATGGCGGCAAAGGTGTATAACAACAGGTTATCGAACACCAGCCGCCGTCTGCTTGTTAGTAAGATTCTGTATGTGGCTAAGAAGCTGTCGGGTAAACGGTTCTTTTATCCGTCACACGTGGACTTCCGTGGTCGCCTCTACAACATTCCTGCCTTCCTCTCTATTCAAGGACCAGACATCAGCCGTGGGCTACTCCAGTTCCACCGTGGTGAGCGTATCAAGACTGAAACAGATGCAGGTTGGTTAGCTATCCAAGGTGCGAATACCTACGGCAAAGATAAGCTTACTCTTAAAGACCGTGTCCAATGGGCTCAGGACTTCACTGAGAGGGCTATAGCAATCCACGAGAGTCCTACTACCAATCTCGACTGGATGGACGCTGACGAGCCCTTCCAGTTCCTTGCTTGGTGCAACGAGTGGGGACAGTATAAGAAGACAGGTAAGCTAGTCAGCCACCTACCCGTCAACTTGGATGCCAGCAACAACGGGCTCCAAATTCTCTCTATGTTAATGCGAGATGAGTACGGTGCAAAAGCTACCAACGTGATGCACAGCTCCGTGCCACAAGATATTTACAAAGTTGTCTCCGACCTCGTCATTGAGAAGCTAGAGGCAGACAAAGCAAACAATCACCCCTACGCAGATAAGTGGATACAATTCGGTATCGACCGTAAGCTTGCAAAGCGTCCTACAATGGTGTGGCCTTATGGCGGCACGTTCTACAGTTGTAGGGATTATGTCGATGAATGGTATCAAGATACTCTGCGTAAAACCCGATGCGCCAACCCGTTCACAGAAGATGAACGCTACAAGGTCACTGGTTACCTCAGTAAGCTGACGTGGTCTTCAATCAATGAAGTCCTCGAAAAGCCCAAGGACTGTATGAACTGGTTACAGTCCTGTGCGAAAGCACTAGCAGAACACGGGGAGCCTGTAAGTTGGACTTCTCCTTCAGGTTTCCCTGTTCTCCAATCTTACAAGAAAACAACAGCGCAGAATGTCCGTACCAATATCAACGGTACTGGCACTCACATCAAATGGTACATGGATACAGACGATATTTCTCCCCGCCGTCAGAAGCAGGGTATCAGTCCTAACTATGTCCATAGCCTCGATGCAGCGTGCCTTACTAAGACAGTCGTAGAGTGTAACAAGCAGGGTATCTACGACTTTGCAATGATTCACGACAGCTATGGAACCCACGCTTCCAACTGTGACAAGCTCAGCCGTATTCTCAGAGAACAATATTATTCTGTTTTTAAGGTTGACCAACTTGGACTGCTGTTGCACAACTTAAAGGAGAGTCATCCTGACATCGAATTTCCAGACACACCTGAATACGGCAACGCTCACCTCAGCGAGGTACTCGTTAGTCCCTATTTCTTCTCCTAACCGAGAAATAACAACAACCAAAACATAAAGATAAAATAATGAGTAAAGTACTGACAACACCTAAAGGTACAGCAGTGTACCCACGTATCGACACACCTGACACCAAGTTCAACGACGACGGTGTCTACTCCTGCAAACTTCACGTAAGTGAGGAAGCTTTCAACGCGTTCACTACTCAAGTGACAGCGATTGTTGAGCGAGAGTATAAAGCAGAATGCACCGCAAAGGGTAAGAACCTAAAGAAGTCCGCTTCTAATCCTATCCGCATCACACCAGATGGAGACTTTGAAATCTATGCCAAGCAGGTGGCACAGAGGCAGACCAAGAAAGGTTTGCTTACGTTCTCTATCCCTGTCTTTGACTCGAAAGGCTCAAAGCTACCCACGGCCCCTGCTATTGGCAGTGGGTCTTCACTAAAACTAAGTGTCGAGGTTTACACTTGGTACACCGATTTGCAGGGGTTTGGATATACCCTGCGACTGAAGGCTGTCCAACTCCTCGAACTAATCGAATACAACAACGGCAGTGGCTCTTCCTACGGCTTCACCGAAGAAGAGAACGGCTACATTAACGATGGCGAATCCTTGGATACAGCGTTCCAAGAAGAAGACTCGACGCCCGCAGCGTCAATCAACTTCTAACCCTTATCGTTCTCGTTTCGAGGAAACACTCGCTCTCACCCTGAAAGGGGTGGGGGCAACCTTCGAGTACGAAACGCTTAAACTTAAATACACACGAGAGTGTGTCTACAACCCTGACTTCATACTCCCCAACGGAGTGATTATTGAGGCTAAGGGTTATTGGCTTCCCGCCGACCGCACCAAACACTTACGGGTGCGTGAATGCAACCCAGAGATGGATGTAAGATTTTGCTTTCAGAACGCACACAACACACTAAACAAAAAGAGCAAGACCACTTATGCGGACTGGTGCGACAAGCACGGGTTCCTGTGGTCACACAAAACAATACCAAAAGAATGGATAACTTAACACCCGCACAAACACATCAGCCTTGCCCAGACTGCGACAGCACAGACGCACTTACTATCAACACCGACGGAAGCACCAAGTGCTACTCCTGTGGTGTATTCAACCCAAAGGGAGGCGGCTCTAATACAGCCCCTCCCTCACCTCGTGTACCTTTAGGTTTTGTTTCTGGACAGGTTTCAGACATCCCTGCACGAGGATTAACCAATGCCATCTGTAAGAAGTATGGCTACCACGTGGCTTCCGTTAATGGGGAGCCTTGTCACGTTGCTAACTACCGCAA